CCTACACGGTCTCGATCAGCAAGGCAGGCTATACGTTCACGCCTACGACCAAGATCGTCAATGGCACAGAGGCCGATACGTATTCGATGACTGCGATTTCGATCAGCGCTCCGCCTAATGCATCGACGACAACGGGCGTGATGACGGTCTATGACGAAGAGGGAGCGGTTGAAGCAGACGTTACGGTAACCGTGCAGATACTCGACGGACCTGGCACAGCGGGCATAGGCTACGATTCAACGGAGTGGGCAGAGACGTCGTCCGCACTGGGAGTGGTTGAGTTCGCTGGGATCATACTGGGGGCACGATACAAGATCTGGAGGGGGACCTCGAAGCCTGAGGCGCAGACGTTTACAGCGCCGACAACGGGTACATCGTTCGATCTGGCTGAGGTGATTGGGAGAGGATAGGGTATGCCAGTACTTCGAGGGTGACGCACCCTAAACGGGTCCTTTGCCCCGGCCGCCCTAGGTCCCCTAACCACCTAGAGTGGGCTCTTTGCCAAGATAGTCCGTCCGTCCGAGACTGCCATGTTTGAGAACAGCGGACAAAAGAAAACCGGCCGGGATCTGAATGCGAAGAAACGCAAGCAATCCGACGCGGAACGGAAGCAGGAGTCGCGGAAAAAAGAGCGGGACTTGCGACCGCCGCCGATCAAAGGCCAGGCCCGCCGCGCGGAGTGCGAAGCCGATGACGCCTTGTGGCTTCGAACCTACTTGCCAGACGTGTTCTCGTTTCCGTTCACGGACTCGCAACAATACTACGTCGACACAATTGGCGAGTGTATGAAGTTCGGCCGGCGGAAGTGTATCGCCGCCCCGCGTGGAGACGGCAAGACTTCCATCTTCCGATACCTCGCATTGAAATACGCACTGGAGCGACGGCTCCGGTTCTTCCTGTTGCTGGCAGCGACCGACGGCAAAGCCGCCCACCAACTGGCAGCAATCAAGAACCAGCTTACTTGCTGCCGAGTCGACACCAAGACAAACGAGATCAAGCCCCAAACGACGCTAGCCGAAGACTACCCACTGGAATGCGGGATTGCTTCCTACATTGCGCCAGCTCCGGCCCGGGCCAGAAACGTAACCGTTCACGGCCAGCCGATTGCCGCGAACTGGCCGGGAGAGACATTGATCCTACCGCAGTTCGCCGACATGGCATCCGTTCCCAAAGAGATTGCCAAGAGCTACGGCCTACGCGAAAACGATCAGCTTTCAGCGATTATCATGGCGGTGGGTTGGAAGTCCAACCAGATCCAGGGTTGCAACGTGCTGGACGTCAGGCCGGACTTCGTGGGGCTTGACGATCTCGACAACCGGGATTCGTTGGCCAGCGAGATCGGGACAGTAGCCGAGAAGGTGGAAGTTCAGATCGAGACGAATATCTCCGGCCTGGCTGCGGTGTCAAAGCGTCTCGGCATGACCATGCTCTGTACGGTGCCAAGCCGGGAGTCGGTCGCGTTCAGGTATTCCGATCCGACCATCAAGCCTTCATGGTCCGGTATCCGGGTGCGTCGAATTAAGACATGGCCGACCAACGCCGGGCTACGCGATCAATACATCGACCTACGGCAACGCGGTCAGAAGACAATGGGAGACGACGGCAAGCCCGTCGACCCGGACGCCCGAGAGGCGGCCCGGTTCTACGTCGACCACCTGGACGAGATCGAGGACGGCGTCGAGCTAAGCAACCCCAACGATTACCAGAGCCATGAGACCGCCGACGGCACGCCGGCCGAAGTGTCAGGGCTCCAACACTGCTACAACTTCATCGCTGATGCCAGCCTGGCAGCTTACGAAACCGAGTATCAGAACAACCCGCCGCAAGAGGACGAAGACGACCGGATCGAACTGACGACCTACCACATCCGGGCCCGGGCTAGGAGCGATTACGAGCGGTACGTCTGCCCGCCTGATACCGTGCTGGTGACCCGGGGAGCCGACCCGTCGAACCGGGGACTCTATTGGCTAACCGTTGCGTGGAATGCAGAGGCCGCCGGGGCGATTGTCGATTTCAATTACGAGCGATTCCCAGGAATGGACGACATCCCGATGTCTGCCTGCGAAAGACTGGTTTACGAGGGGCTGCAAGAGTGGTGGGCTGCGCAGGCCGAACAGCCTTACGAGATTCACGACACCGAAGCAACCTGGACCCCCGATCTAACTTTCATCGACGCCGGATGGCAAGACAAGGAATGGGGCCAACAGCCGGTAAACCTCCTGGCCGCAGACCAGAGATTCAAGGGCGTTATACCTTGCCGGGGTTCCGGCAACTGGCACCCACGCCCTCCGATCAAGGGAAAGGTATGGCCCTACCCGGACCTAAACCTGATGCTTCAAGACGAGGAACGGCACAGAACGCCCGATAATCGAATTGTGGTAAAGCCTGCAATCCTCTACGCCGAGCTACACGCCGACGCTCTGAAGCTTCGCGCCCACCATGGTCTATTGCAACCGTTCGGCACGCCTGGTAGCCTGGGGATATACACTCCTCCACGGGACGACTCCGGCCGGGAGAAGTGGAGCCGGCACCAGGACTTTGCCGCCCATATCCTGTCGGAAGAATGGCAGAAGCAACCGAATGGAGTCTATAAGTGGGTGGCACAGGGCCAACGTCCCGGCGGCCGAAAGCGTGCCATCCGTCGAAACCACTGGCTTGACTGTCTTGCCTATGCGATCGCCGCGCGAAATATCTGGGGGGTCTCTACGATTCCCACAGCGCCTCCCACACTGCCGCCTGTCCCGAGGCCACCGGCTCCGGTGAACACGGGCAGGCCTTACCTTGCGACTGAAAGGTGATAAGATGAACGATTACAATCAAACGATGATGCACGCGGCGGCAAACTCTATTTCTGCCCGAGGTCGAGAACAGTCGCATGCCCTGGCAAAAGACGGCCGACACGCTACTGCCGAATGGGTGCGCACTCTATGTGATGAAATAGACCGTCTCCAGGCCCGTCACGGGCAGTTCGCCGGAATGATTAAGAGTGGCATGGATCGATTGGCGGACAATGTCACTGGAGAAGGTGTGGCGGTCATTAAGCCGGACGAGCGCCGAATGTCCTGCCAAAAGTGCGGCACGATTGTAACCGCACCAAGAGACACTCCTATGTGGATGTCCATCCAGCACTGCACGAATTGCTACCCGCCCGAGGTTGCCGCTCGACGCCACAAGACATGGGTGCGCCGGACCCTGCTTGGCCTACGCCGGTTCCTGATTGACCGGCTCCGGTGAACACGGGCAGGCCATACCTTGCGACTGAAAGGTGATGAGATGAACACTGCCAAAAGACGGCTAGCCCTGTTTAGGGAGTGCGTTGAGCAACGGCTTCCGTCAAAATTTCCCCACCTGAATAAACCGTCACTATTTCCACCCCTAACTAAATGGGAAAAGTGCGAGCACTACAATACTGAAGAGGTCCAGGGGCATGGATTGCTTGACGAAGTGGAGATTGAGTTCAGGTGGTGCCCTCACTGCGGAGCCAAAAACATTTGGGAAAGACACCCTTGCGGTCCCCGTACCGAACGCTACTGGACAGAGGGCAGGTCGACCCCAAGGCAGACCGGTTTGATGCTATACCGCAGAGCGCACGGCCTCAAGCGGTTCCTTCTTTCCGGTTACTGGCGACTAAAACTATACAGGCCATACCTTGCAACTGAAAGGTGATGAGATGCCACGAAACTCTGCTACCAAACCCAAGACGACCAAACCGAAGCCGGAACCCAAGCCGATCGAAGAGCAGCCACCAGCCCCGCCGGTCCAGGTGATTGAGCGACGGGTCGAAATGGTAACGGTCGAGATCCCCCTCGGAGAGCCTCCGCGCCGGTTCCAACAAATCCACATCGGGCAGGCCCTTGTCTACGGTGAGCATGCCCAGACGTGGGCCAGGCTGCGGCAAGCGTTGCGAGATAAGAACGCTCGGACGGCGGACGGGATCGAAGTTCAGAGCGGACCGGATATCATTCGGTGGTTGTTGGAGAAATTCGCGGAATGCTAACCACCACCCCAAAACAATCCCGACCGACCCGAAGCAAACCGAGTATTCGAGGCCGGGGTGATACTGAAGACGAGGCGCCTACCCGATTCGAGGCCAAGGCCAAGCGTCGCGAACTTATCAACCTGTTGCGAGTGAAGAATGCCGCCAAGCACCTTGACCATCTACCGGGCCCGGGGTGCGCTATTCATGCGATCATGAAGGGAAACTATAGCTACGCGGACATGATCCCCGCCGTGTTGAAACTGTCGGACCCGCACAAGATCGAGCACCTAGCAGCGACGACGTTAGGTTTCTCGCAGAAAGCGATCCTTCAGTTGCTCGACATGATCGACGCCGGCAACGTGAGGACATTAGATTTTATCTGCGCTGATTTCTTCGAGAAGGCCGACCCCGAAATATGCCAGTTCGCACGATCGGAGCTTGACCGTCGGGGGTCGCGGTTCGCGTCGGCCCGTTGCCACGCTAAGATTATGTTGATCGGCATGGACGACGGCACCCGGTACACTTCAGAATCTTCCGCCAACATCCGATCGTGTAGGTCAATCGAGCAGTTTGCTTTGACGAACGACCCCGACCTTTACGAATTCCACCGCGAGTGGATCAACGAGATAATGAATGGCTAAGAAGAAACCACGCAAAAAGACCGCAGTGGCTAAGACGCCACCCAAGCCGACACCCGAGCAGGTGATCCAAGTCAAGACATGGATAATCGAGGGCCAGCAGGCGGGGGACATCCTCGAATCTATTGCCGAGAGCTACCCAGACCAAACGCCACAAACTCTAATGTCGGCCACCTTCGATGGACTAATCCAAGAGTCGGCCAACATTGACGAGGACCTTGTTCGCGGCTTCCTTCTCAACGCGACTCGCGAATTGTACCGGCGAGCCTTCGAGATCAACGATTTCCATTCAGCGATAGCAGCACTACGCGCCTTCGAGCGAGTCACGCTGGGGAGCTAGAAGTCGGGAAGGTCCGAATTAGCACTTCCGCTACTCTGGCCGCTGCCGGGTATTCCTCCGTTGGCTTTCCCGCGTTGCGCCTTGGCCTTCGATTTCTTCCCGCCAGATCCCTTGGCCCGAGTGCTCTTCGTGCTGGCTGACGTCGCTTTTCGTAGTTTCAGTGTGGCCATTGCCTTCCCCTTCGGTTCGTTCATGTTCGTTCATGCAGTCTACCACATCGGTGAGTTGTTCCCGCCCACACTCCATAACTTTACCATTCGTATACGCTTATCTGTGTTGCGTGTTCCCGCTATTCGCCCATACTTTGGGAATGAGTAGCACTCTTTCGAGCACATCGACCTATGCCGAGGTCCAGGCATCGTACCGGGACAACGCCTCCTACCGGGAGGACTCTAGCCGCACCAAGGCTCTCGCATTTGTTACGGCGTGTATCTTTCTGGCAGAGCTTACCCCAATGAGCGGCAGCCGTGACGGTCAATCGACCACCCGCGAATCTCTCATGGCTCAGCAACGCAATGCCGAAGACTGGCTTCTCGCCAATCCCGGCAGTAGCGGCAGCGGATCGCAACGGGTTCGATTCGGAGATTTCCAGAGGTCCCGAGACTGATGGCAAGACGAAAACAAACATCGACGATGGCCGAACAGTTTGCGGGGGCTCGCGCGGACTACGACGCAGCCAAGAGGACTCGATTCAAGCGGGACCGGTCCGGCGCCGGGAACATGCTGGTAAACACCGGGTCGGCTGCCGACTTCCATTACCGTACCGAGATTGCCTATTTTGGCATGATCGAACAGGCCCGCGACCTGTTCCGGAATCACGCCCTGATCGGTCAGGCCGTCCGGCGACTGGTCGCCAATATTCTCTCCGGCGGCTTCACGCTCGACGTGAGAACTGGGGACAAAGCTCTCAACGACGATCTCTACGGCCGATGGTCCGGGTGGTCCGAGGACGCCGACCAATGCGACATTCAGGGTGAGCAGACTTTCCACGGATTAGAGAAGCTGACGCTCCAGCAAACGATCGTGGACGGGGATCTCATCACACTTCCGACGATAGACGGACAACTACAGCAGATCGAAAACCACAGGCTACGGACTCCACACCGCACCCGAAAAAACATCGTCCATGGTGTGCAGCTCAACAACACCAACCAGCCGCGACGCCGTGACGCATACTGGATTGCCGACGAGGACGTCGAGGCATACTATCCGGTCCCCAAGGTGGGCGAGATGACCCGCTACGCCGCCAGAGTGGACGGTGTCCGGCAAGTTTTTCACCACTACATGCCCGACCGCACCACGCAAACGCGGGGCGTATCGGCATTCACGGCGCCGATGGACACGGCCGGAATGGGCGACGACCTGTTTTTTGCCCAACTGGTCAAGGCACAGATGGCCGCCTCGGCCGTCCTGACGCACGAGTATGAGGCGGGGATGAATCCTCCGTCCATCACGGCTGGAGGCCAAGACACGCGCACCGAGCAGCGACCCGAGGGGGAAACCCGAGAACTTGCCGGATGGGCGCCAGCAATGGAAATGTTTGCTTTCCCGGGCGAGGCTCTCAAGTGGCACAGTCCCAATGTACCCAATCAAGAGTTCTTCCAGCACGCCACCCTAATTCTGTCGATCATCGCCGTCAATCTGGACCTGCCCGTTCAGGTACTAATGCTCGACGCGACAAACACAAACTTCAGCGGCTGGCGGGGGTCGATCGACCAGGCCCGACAGCGATGGCTGGAGATCCAGCGTTGGTTGATCCAATCGTTCCACACTCCGGTCTACCGCTGGAAAGTCCGACAGTGGGCGGCGGAGTCTCCCGTTTTGCGAAAGACGCTCCAAGAGCAGGAAAATACCCGCCGTCGTCCGGGAGGGATCGACCTGTTCGGCCATGTGTGGCACCCGGCCGGCTGGCCGTACATCCAGCCAGTGGAAGACGCCACCGGCGACTTGATCCAGATTCGCAATCACCTGACCAGTCCGCGACGTCTGGCGGCTCGGCGTGGCATGGATTACGGAGTCCACCTCCAGGAATGTCACGAAGACTACGAGATCCGAATCAACAGCGCCCAAGACACGGCCGACCGGCTGAACGTCCGGAATAAAACACGAAACGGGTGGGTGCCGATAACCTGGCGCGACGTCGATCAACCGCCGATGCCCGAGGGAATCAACGTCAACGTCGGCAGCGCGACCGAACTAGGAGCCGAACCCGATGACACCCAAGCAGCGGGAGCGCCGACGGCGCCGGAGGCACCCAATGACTGAAATCGCCATCTACTCAGACATTGACAGTCAAACTGGATTCGGACCGCAAGCCCTGCGTGAAGCCATGGCGGAAGCCGACGGCGGACCGCTGGCGATCCGCGTTAATTCCGAAGGCGGGAACGTGATCGACGGACTGACCTGTTACAACCTACTGCGAGGATACGAGGGAGAGACGACAGTATCAATCGACGGCATGGCACTGTCGATTGCAAGCCTAGTAGTCTGCGGCGCCGATAAGGTGCAGATGGCCGAAAACGCCTGGATGATGGTACACAACCCGCACAACCAGGCAGCCGGAGACGGTGACGATATGCGAGAGATGGCCGGTCTACTCGACGGCATGAAAGATCAACTTGCGAACGTATACGCCAAGAAATCGAAGAAATCAAAAGAAGACGTCATCGCACTAATGGACGCCGAAACCTGGATGACAGGGCCCGAGGCTCTGGCCGCTGGGTTTATAGACGAAGTCACAGCGTCGCTCGAAGTGGCGGCGACATTCGATGCGACCCGATTCACCAAGCCGCCAACCATCCCAACGAACAAGGAGCCAGTAATGGCCGAGGCCAGTTTCAAAGATCTGAAAACCGCATTCCCCCGAGCTTCCGCCGATTTTATCGTCAGGTGCCAAACCAAGGGCCACGACCTCAACGCGGCCCGCGCCGAGTTCGACGAAGAGAACGCCAAGGCCATGGAAGAGAAGGAAAAGGAACTGGCTGAAGCGAAGGCCGGCTTCGAGGAATTCCAAAAGGAAACCGAAGCGAAGGCCAAGGCCGAAGAGGAAGAGAAGGCAGCGACCGAAGCCAAGGCGAAAGCCGAGGAAGAGGAAGAAAAGAAGGCCACTGAAGCCAAGGCGAAAGCCGGAGTCTTGCCCGCTGGCGGTGGAGTCACGAGAAGCAGTAGCACGGCTTCAGGATTCCGAAACGCCGTCAACGAGAAAATGAAGCTCGGATTACCCCGGGCCCAGGCCGTTTCCGAAACGGTCCACGAAGAACCCGAACTGCATCGCGAGTTCGTACAGGCAGCCAACGCTGGACGCTAAGTGATCTTAGCCGATTCCAATCCAATCCAAAACGGAGTATTTCAAATGTCTCAGATGATTGAAGGCCCACGGAAAACATACCTTGCAGACGCCGCAATCGGCGTGAATCTGCGAGTGAAAATCAGCGACGCAACAACCAAGCCGCCTACGGTCAGCGTGGCGGGTGCGTCCGATCCGTCCACGGGCGTTACTGAGGCGGCCGTCCTGGCTGCCGGCCCCGTCTCGATCCTGCTTGCTAATGCGCAGGGCACAAAGAAAATGTCGGCATCGGAGGCCATCACCGGAGGAAATTCGGTCTACGCCGCCGCCGCCGGACAGGTAGCCTCGACGGGAACTGTCGTCGAAGGCGAGGCCCAAGAAACGACCACCGCCGCCGATGATATCTTCGAGGTGTTGGGAACTCATAATTCCGACATCTCGACCGCCATTGCCGGAACCACGGCCGTTGGCTTCGAGGTAGACACGGATTCCTCGACCCCGAAAATCAAGCTACTGGCCCAGGCGGCAGGATCCGGCGACTTCACCACGACCTTGACGCCGGAAGCCGCGCTTTCTGCGGACAATGAAATCACCGTGCCGGAATCGGATGGAGACACGCTAGCCGCGTTGGCGTTGGCCCAGACGTTGACGAATAAGACGTTGACGGCTCCCGTCATCACAGCCCCAGCCGTAACCGGGGCCGCCACTGGACTCACAATCACCAAAATCGTTCCGTTCATCGAGAACGCGGCGAACACCATCCACACCGGAACAGTTCCGATACCAGCGGGAGCCGTCCTGCTGAATATCCAAGTTGTCAATTCGGTGTTGTGGGGAGCGACAACCGCCGGACTGATTGTCGGAGACGACGACGACCCGAACGGTTTCATGGAGACAATGAACTGTAAGGCGACCGACCTGCTTGTGGGAGAAGTTTTCGACATTTCAAACGACGAGAACTGGGGAGGCAAAAACGGAGCCTATCTGGTATCCGCGACTGGACGCAAGGGCGGAACGGAAACCGGAAACTCTGGTATCTACTACGCCGCATCCAATAACGTCATTGGAATTATGGCGGTCGGTACGCCAGCTGCCACAACAGGCCGAACCGTCATGGCCGTAACGTACTGTTTGCCCGAAACGATCGCAGCGGTCGCCACAGGCCCGTAAACCACCAACACCTTTGGACCATGCGGGTTGACCCGCGTGGCTTCCAGGGCCGCCTCAGGATTGATCCCCTGAGTAGTGACCCAAATCGCTTGGCCTTTGGGGGCCATGCGGGGAAACCTGCATGGCCCCTTTTTACATGGAGACCAAGCAATGCCCGCACCTTCCACAGCCCTAAACGGTTACCGTCCCGACCTCGGCATGATGTTCGAGTTCGATGTCGAGATGGACAACGCAGGCTTCATCGCAAACCGCATGGCCCCAGTATTCGAGGCCGCCGAGCAAAACGGAACCGTGGGAATTATCCCACTGAAAGACCTCCGCCAAACGCCGCTCACCGGCCGCGACAACCGGGGCAACTACAGCCGCGTCGGGTTCACGTTCAAGGACGAAACCTACGCGACCCAGGAAAACGGTATTGAGATGCCGATCGACCAGCGGCGATCGAAGATCTACCGAAACTGGTTCGACTTTGAAACGGTTTCGGCTTCAATCGTTCTGAATCAAGTGATGCGAGCCTACGAGATGCGCGTGGCCGCACTGCTTCACAGCACGACCACATTCACCGGCGAGGCGAAGACGACCGCAATCTCGCACGAGTGGAACGATTGGACCAACGCCGTTCCACTCAACGACGTGCTTGGCGCGAAACTGGACGTATGGGGCGCCACGGGGATCTACCCCGACACGCTACAGGTCAACAAACGGCAGTTCGACAATCTGCGGAACGTCGACCAGATCACTGCGAAAATCGCGTCGAGTGGAGCCGGCACGCCGATCAAGGCCGCCGACATCACCAAGGAGATCTTGGCCAATTGCTTCGATCTCAAAGAGATCATCGTAGCCGATTCGTCAAAGGATTCGGCACTTGAAGGTCAGGACGTTTCCATCGGTCAAATCTGGTCGAACGACTACGCATTTCTCTTCAAGGGAGCGAACACCAACCGGATCGAAGAGCCGACTTGCGCCCGGACGATTCACTGGGGCGAAGATGGTTCGACCATCGGCGGACAGACGGAGACCTACTACGAAGACCAGAGCCGTGGCGACGTCGTCAGGGTCCGAATGGATACCCAGGAGCGGGTTATGTACACCTCTCTCGGCCACTTGTTCAGCAACGTCATCGACGGAACGCTGGCCACATAATCATGGGCGCCATTTTCGACGCAATGATAGCTGGCGGCGCTTCCCTGATGCTCGACGAGCATTTCGGGGAGTCCGTCAGCATTACGCGCGGGCCGAACACGACGACGTCCGTGACTGCGTCGTGGGA